GACATTTAATGAGAATCTTTCGGATCGTATTCATCAAAATAGATTTGATAAAATAAAATCTCGATTTACCAAGGCGTTGCTAGTCAAAGCAGAGAGACAGATCCAAGTCAATTATAGTGTAGGTGATGACGATGTATTTTACAGCTTACCATTCGACCAAGAGATTGTTGAAGTGGATGTTCGAACCATTCCAAGTGTTAAAACGATGTTGAAAACCTTCCGTGAGAAAGCATCCAAATTCCTGACGATTAAAAATGTACTGGTTTCTATTGGAGTTTTGATAGCTGGCTTTGGTGTGTACAAACTTTTCAAATGATGAGGATGATACAACCAAAATGGTCAAAGAAGCTAGCGTTTCAGGCGATTCTAGGACTCGGAATAATAAGAAAATTCGAACGGAAGCTGGAGTGTCAGGAGATTCCAAAACTCGAAATGCCAAACGGATTGTCACTGAAGCTAGTGTGTCCGGAGATGCAAAGACTCGAAAACACAAAACAATTGTTACTGAGGCTTCTGTTTCTGGAGATTCTAAGACCAACAAGAAGCGACTAATTCAATCTGAGATATGGGCGCCAAGTCCAGGCAAGAAATTAGTTATGTTTCTTAGGCAAAAGGCTAAAACGGAAGATGGCTGGGTATCCTACCAAACTATTCGTGAGAAATTAGGACAGTACAGCGACGAAGAATTTGCTGTTATTACTACCGAGGATTCTAAGAATAGATTGGAGAACGACCCAGTCGGGGAGAGAATACGTGCGCGACAAGGGCACATGTATGCTATCAATCCTGATTTGGTTTATGAGCCTACACAAGTGACCACTGCAACTCATTTTACGACCGAAGAAGGAATCAAGCCCATAATGGAGAGTGGAATCAAGAGAATGAGACGAGCGCATGTTCATGCGTTCCCTGGAATTTTGTATGACCTTCCCAAAGGACTGCCTGGCCGAACATTTGCCTTCCACATTGACTTGACAAAATGTGAAAATAAGTACCAGACCGGAAATGGATATATTATGATTGATTATGTACCTACGAATGCTTTTATTGGATATCACAGTATCATAAGTCGGGAAGCCAGTGTTTCTGGCGACTCCGTTACAAAGAAG